AAAAACCATGGTAAAAATTACACTATTTTTTTTGGGGACAAAAAATTTTTTTGAGTTACCATGATCAGGTTGCATGAATTTTTCTTTATTTTTACAAAAGAAATTTGTATATTACTCCTATAGAAGGATATCTAAATATAAAATTATGAATAGTACGTTACAGGATATAATGGGGTTATTAAAAAGGTATGCAGTCAAAACCCCTACAGATGCAGATTATATGGTTATTGCTGGGCATACTAGTAGAGGAGTGCTTGTACCACAACCAGGTTTAGAACCTAATGTAATTACTGTAGGTGGATTAAAAGATTATATATTAAATGATGTTGTTCCAGGTAGTCCTGAACAACTTACTTCAGATGCAATTATTTATAATGCCAAAGCACCTTTTGATATAAAGGATGGTTTTGGAAATGTAACTAACAATTATCTTTTAAAACATATAATACCGCTTCCTGATGGTAAGATGTTAATCTTTGGAATTTTTATAAAATATCAAGGTGTTGTTGGGAATGGTTTGGCTAGGTTAAACTCTGATTTTACTATTGACACTACTTATAATGGAGGAGGAAATAGGTTTTATCTTGCTAGTGCTAGTCAAACAGGTTTAACTATAAGTTACTCAAATCAAACTGCGATACCTGTTTTAGACAGTAATCAAAATTTATATATGATACTAGAGAGTTCTTACATTTATAATGCTACACTTAGACAAAATAAAATATTTAAAGTAGATTCCCTAGGAAATTTTGATGAAGCATTTTATGCAGCAATAGGTACTGGACCTAATGTTACTGTCCATAATATTTTAGTTTTGCCTGATAATAGCATTGTTATAACAGGAGCTTTTACTACTTTTAATGGCACTTCTTATAATAGAATTTTGAGAATTAATTCTAATGGAACTTTAAATACTAGTTTTATTACTAATATGGGAACTGGGTTTTTAGGTGGTGATGTACTTCAAACAGTTCTTACTCCAGCAGGTAAACTTCTTTGTTTAGGTAATTTTACATCTTATAATGGAGTAGCTAGAAGTAGAATTGTTCAATTAAATATAGATGGAACTATAGATAGCTCTTTTAACTATGCTGGAGGTTTTGCTTTCGGCTTTGCTACTCCAAGGGTAACTATAGATCCAACAACAGGTAATATTTATATTTGTGATCAGAATACTAATACTTATGAAGGTCTTTCTATAAATAGAAAATTAATAAGACTTACTTCTATAGGAAATTATGATGCGTCTTTTAGTATTCCTTTAGGTTCTTTTAATGTATCAGGAGGAGTTTGGTGGGTTATGTATTTTGATACTGTATTAAATAAATTGTATATAGGAGGAGGTTGGAATTTTGGAACTGTAACAAATAATTATTTAATTAGAATAAATTTAGATGGAAGTTTAGATACTACTTATCCTCTTACTTTTGGAGAAGGTATTACCGCTATTATAAATTATATTAAACCTATTGGAACTAATTATTTATATCTTTGTTATAATAGTCCTAGCACTGATTGGGGAGATATGCCTTGGATATTACATAGAGGTTTTACTATTGTTAATAAAACTACAGGAAGATTAGCTACTAGATTTACTAAAACTTTAAATTACTAATTATGAGTAATCAAATTATACTAGACAAAGATAATAATGTTATCTTTATTCAACAAGATACTACTTTCACTCTCTCTTTTCACGAAGAAGATATAGTGTTGGAAAATACTACTATAGTAAATGCTAAAGGAAACTTAGAAATTCTAGAAGTAGAATTACCTGAAGACTTAGATTTATCCAAACCTTATAAATTTGAAAATGGTATCTTTACAGAAATTATAGTACAAGAAAATATTATTAACTAATTAAAAATAAATAACTATGACAACATTTATTAAGGGCGGAGTTTGGTCAAAAAGGAAAAATATACCAAAAATATCTAATGGGGAATTAAATCTTGATGAATTTGTAGAGAATAAAATTTCTGATACAGGTTATAAATCATATAGTGCTCTATTTACACAGAGTGGTACAAATGCACCTGTTGTTACTATAATAAGTAATACTCTAGGATTAACTTTAACTTGGGCAAGATCTAGTGCAGGAAATTATTTTGCTGGAAACATTGCATCACAGTGCCCAGATGAAAAAACAGTATTTATTACTAGTAATGCATCCAATGGTGGAGCTTTTGCTATAGACCCAAAAGAAGCCTATTTATGGACAGTTAATAGTGGTGCCGGTAGATTTTTAAATTTTAATATAAAAACTATTAGTTCTTCTGGTGCATCAACGGGTATTGATTGGGATTCACCAAAAGCAATATTAATAGAAATAAGAGTTTATAACTAAATAAAATGAACACACTACAGGATATAATGGGATTAATTTCTAAACGTAAGATTAAAACTCCTACGGATAAAGATTATATAATTTCCGCAGCTTATACTGATACACAAGAAGTACTTAAGCCTCAGCCAAAAATGGAAGCTAGTTTAATTAATGTTGGGGCATTAAAAAAATTTATTGCAAATGGAACTCAAGGTCCTGCTGGTCCACAAGGCCAACAAGGTATACAAGGTCCACAAGGAGTACAGGGTGTTCAAGGTGAGCAAGGGATTCAAGGAGAAACGGGGGCTGCTTTAACAGTGCTTGGATCTTATCCAGATCTTGGTTCATTTTTAGCTGGTGCTGGTAATAGTCCTGGAGATCCGGGTACAGCATGGATTATAGAATCAGATGGTTCATTATATGTATGGAATACATTAACTAATCTATGGGAAGATGTAGGTGATCTACAAGGACCTCAAGGGATTCAGGGTATACAGGGAATACAAGGTGAACAAGGTATTCAGGGAGTGCAAGGTATTCAAGGTATTCAAGGTATAAGTGGTACTTCAGGATTAGAAACTTCAATTAGATATTCTCCAGTATTCCAAGCAACTGGTATGACTTTTACTGGAAGTGGTGTAACTTACCCTACTTATAATTCATACTATATTAAATCAGGACTATTAGTTAGTTTTGTAATAGAGATTGATTTTACAACAGTAACTAATTTTGGTACAGGTCAATATAAAGTAGCATTACCTTTTGCTCCTGCTTTTGGCTACAATCATTTTAGTGGTTGGATATGGGCTGACCCAGATGTTAATCCTGATACAGGAACTGGACATACAATACTTAATGCAGATACATCTGGCATTACAACGGTTTTAGACTTACACTATTTAAAACAATCAGGAGGAGCTAACTCTCCAATTAGAGAAGGTCTTTGGATACAAGGAACTCCAGTTGCATTAACAACAATTAGTAAAGCATATATTAACGGTACTTATATTTGCATACCATAAACAAATAAAACTATGACTACATTACAAGACATTATGGGTTTGATTACCAAACGTAAAATCAAAACTCCTACAGATAATGACTATATTATATCAGCTGCATACACTGATATATATGAAAGATTGAAACCGCAACCTAAAATGGAACCAAATTTACTTAGCCTTGGTGCAATAAAAGCATATATTGGAAGTGGTTCTCAAGGACCTCCAGGAGCAGCTGCAACAATAACTATAGGAACAACAACAACTGGAGCAGCTGGAACATTAGCAACAGTTACAAATACAGGAACATCTTCTGCTGCAATTTTTAATTTTACAATACCAGAAGGTGAACAAGGACCGCAAGGTATTCCCGGTACTGCAGCAGGATCTTGTCCTGACCATTTTACATTAGCAGCAGTATCTGGAATAGTTGAGATTCGTGCAGCAAATTCTCCAGATTTAAAAGATATGTTTATTGGAAATAATGGATTAGGCTGGTCTTATGGATTATATAATTTAGTTACTAATACAGATGGGTTTGGAAATCTTTTATTTGTAAAGGCTAATCAAGTAAATACTGGCATTTCTCTTCCTATAGATTTAAATGTAGGAGATACAGTAAAAATTTCAGGTATTATAACTATACCTCAATTACCTACAGCTACAAATACTAATTTTTATGTAACTGTTTCTCATTTTAATTGTTCAGATTTAAATGCTATTGGGGAACCTCCATTATATACAGTAATACCTATTGCTCAATATCCAATTGATGGTATTACTACTAGCTATGAAACACTTTGTTTTTCAGAATCAATTGTTTTAGGAAATATATTACCTTCAAATGAAACGTTTTTTGTTGTAGGTTTACATGTTGGTTGTGGTGTAAATTTACCAGAAAAAACTACCGCTAAATTTTCTTATACATTAAGTGCTACACAAGCTTGTATTGCTGGTGGAAGTAATTTATTAATTAGAAACTGTTGTGATCCTGCTTTTTCAGAAGTTATTATTAATAATGAAGTTCCTGTAGGTAGTTCATTTGTTGATAATGAAGGGAACTGTTGGACTGTAGAAGCAGAAACATTAAATGGTGTAACAGGATTTAGAACAAAAGTTTCAGAATATTCTAACTGTAGTGTATGTATTGCTACAAACCCTTGTCCTGAAAATCTTATTGTTGAATCTTGCTGTAGTGCAGGTGAGCAATTCTTCTCAGGAGCACTTGCAGGTCTAGATGTTGGTGATACATTTGTTGATACAAATGGATATTGCTGGTCTATTATAGATACAACAACTGCCCCTATTACAAATAGTGTAACAGTAGCAACAGCATATCCAGCCACTAATTGTGAAAGTGCAGAGTGTACAGATGATAATGCTTGTCCTACACCTGTAGTTTTAACTTCTTGTTGTAACTTAGGAACTGGAAATACTACATTAGAAATATTACAAGCAGCAGTTCCTACTCTTATTATGGGTGATACATTTGTTGATACATTTGGATTCTGTTGGTATATGGATTCAGGAGATCCAACTTTCCCTAATCTTAGTTTTATTATACCAGATACAGAACAAGTAGCTTGTTTAGAAGATGGTGGATGTACAGAATTAAATGTATGTCCTGACGAATTAAAATATACAGTACAAAATTGTTGTACAGAAGAAATTGAAGTATTGATTTTAAATGCAAGCTATAATATAAATGATACATTAACACTACAACTTACAACAGGATATGGTTGTTATAAAATATTATCTTGGAGTGACACAGGAATAGTTACTGCTACTGTAGTAAGTGTTGATGGAGTATATCGTAATTGTATAGACTGTACTGATAATCTTCCATATACTTACTGTCCTGGTAAAATCCAGTGTTGTAGTGAATATAGAAATGAAAATGAAGAAAGTGTTGAAACTATTACTGGTTATAGATGTGATGGAACTTGGATTGTAGATTTTGTATTGCCATTTCAAGGATCAATTTGTATGGCAGCAGTTATTTCAAAAACAGGCGGTATAGTTGAGCAAGGATGTTGTACATTTGATGTTTTAAATCCTAGTGAAAGTGTTAGTATAACTGTAAGTGTTGATCTGTGCGGTCTTAAAATAGGAGCAGTAACTATACCACCAGGTGTTTTATTATCTACTGTTCTTGCAGGACTGGGTTATCTGGTTCGTTGTGCTTCATGTGTTGAAAAACTAGATAATGATGATAATAATTTTCTATATGTTGAATGTAATCCTTTATAATATAAATTAAAAATGAAAACTAAATCTAAAGTAAACCAGGCTGGTAACTATACCAAGCCTGGTATGCGTAAGACTCTTTTTAATAAGATTAAAGCGGGTACTAAAGGCGGTGATCCTGGAGAGTGGTCTGCACGTAAAGCACAACTACTTGCTGTTCAATATAAAAAAGCAGGAGGAGGGTATAAGTAATGGCACTAGCTAAATCACAACAGTCTTTAAAGAAATGGGGTAATGAGAAATGGAAAACCTCTGACGGTAAACCTTCTAAAGGTAAGAAAAGGTATTTACCATCTGCTGCATGGGATGCATTAAGTCCTTCTGAGAAAGCAGCAACTAATAAAGCTAAAGCAGAAGGTAATGCTAAAGGAAAACAATTTGTAAAACAACCTAAATCTGTGGCTAAGAAAGCTGCAAAATTTAGATAACTTTAAAAAATAAAATTATGAAAACTGTAAAAAAAATGTCAAAAGGTGGTGCAATGAAAGATGTACCTGCTAGTAAAAAAGGATTAGCTAAACTTCCTACTGAAGTAAGAAACAAAATGGGATTTAAGAAAATGGGTGGTTCAGTAAAAGGTAAAAAATGCTAATGACTAGAACTGAATATATTATTTCCCAAGAAAAAGAAAATAATCATTGGCCTATATAATCTTCCTAATAAAGCAATAGAATAAGATGAGAGAAATAGATTTAATTAAATTAGGGTTTGAACGTGTTGATGAAACACCAGAGTCAAGTGGTTCTGATGAACCATGGTATTACTATGCTAAAGATATAGGGCAAATTGATTTTTTATCTTGTGATAGTGATTCAGATGAGGCTAAGAAGGGTAAGTGGACCGTTGATCTTTTAGAAGGATCTGTTGTTTTTACTAAAGCGTCAGATCTTAAAAACGTAATTCTTTTATTAGAAAAAAATAGAATACCATAAAATAAATCCCATAAACTTTTTTTATTTAAACTATTATTATATATTTGTAGTATATTGTTTAACTTAAAAAAATTAAAAATGGCAAACAAGAAAACCAACAACCCTTTAGATGAAAAGGATCCAATCCTAAGTAAAGAAGAATTGAATGCACGTAGAGAAGAAATTAGTGCATTTTACAAAGACAACATTCCTCATTTAGAAGTACAAGCAGAGTATGAAATGCTTTTGGCTACTATTGAGAAATCAAGAGCTGAAAGACTTCAAGCTCAAATGTTTATGGCACAGGCTTATGCTTCTCAAAAAGAAGGTGGGCAAGTACCTGTTGATTCAGAAGAGGCAAGAGCTTTTAAAGAAGCAATGGAAAATGCAGCATCTCAAATAGACTAAACTATGAAGATGTTAAAAAGGGGGGATTCTGGACCAGATGTCCAGACTCTCCAATCCAAACTCCTATTAAAACAGGATTCACAGTTTGGACCAGCAACAGAAAAAGCTGTAATTAGATTTCAACTATCTAATAACCTACCAATTACAGGAATAGTAGATGCAGATATGTGGACATTATTATTTAATAAAGTACCTACATTACAAGAAGCTATTGATGAAGATACTGATATATATGGTCAATACTTTAAAACTAACTTTGATCAAATAATTCACAAACACTATCTATCCCCTAAAGAATATATTAAAGGACCTATTAAAAATGAATACATATTTTTACATCATACAGCTGGAGGAAATAATCCATATGCTTGTGTTGATATGTGGAACAAAGATGATAGAGGTCAAATTGGAACTGAGTTTGTTTTAGGTGGTAAAAATCACACTACTGGAGATGCTAAATATGATGGTCAAATGGTGCAGGCTTTTCCAACAGGAAACCAGGGATGGCATTTAGGTTTAACTAAATCAGGTTGGATGAATAGACACTCTGTAGGTTTAGAAATTTGTTGTATGGGACAACTTACTAAAGATTATAAAACCTATGTAGGAACTAAGACTCACCCAGATGAAGTAACTACATTAAAAGAATCTTTCAGAGGATTTCTATATTGGCATTCTTATTCAGAAAAACAAATTAAAGAAACTGAAAAGTGGATTAAGTATGTTGCTGAAAGGGATAGTATTGATGTAAGATTAGGTTTAAAACAACTAATACAAAAGTACGGTGCTACTAAAGGATTTGATTATCATGAAGATGCTGCTAGTGGTAAGATTAAAGGATTATTAACACATACCAATGTAAGGAAAGATAAATCTGATTGTTATCCTCATCCTGATTTAGTTGATATGATAATGAGTTTAAAATAATGGCTATAGTAAACAAAGTAGATTTAAAATTACAAGTAGATATTAATGAAACCATTAAGTATCAGATACTTACATATTGTTTTTTTGAAAATATTTTAATTAGTAATTCAGATCTTAAATGTTTAATGGAATTATCCAAACAATCAAAAGTTGAATTAACTAAGTTTTGTATATTTTTAACTGAACAAGGAATATTTAAAAGTGCACAATCAGCTAGAAATGCTTTAGCAAAAGCAGAAAAGAAAAAGTTAATAGTTAAAAATGGTGTGAATAAAAAAACAATTTCAATTAATAAAACTATTAATGTTCAAATAGATGGTTTGGTATTATTAGACTATAAAATATTAGGCCGTGAATCCCAAGAAGCATAAGGACTTTAAAGAAGGTATAGCTGAAGAAGTTGGTGTACATCCTCAAGTAGTAGATGACTTTATATCTTTTTATTATAGTAAATTAAGAAAGAAATTATCAACACTAGAATATCCAAGAATAAATGTAGATGGATTAGGTACCTTTTATTTGAGAAAAACTAAATTGGAAAACTCAATTAAAAAGAATAAAAGTACACTTGGTAATTTAGCTAAAAGAACGTACAATGGTTATGCCCAAAGTGAAAGTATACAGAATAACATTGAACAAATGTCTAAAGCATTAGAACAAATGGAAGCTGACATACTAAGTAAAAAAGAGTTTAAAGCAAAATAAATTTTACAAAATGGAAGGAAAATGGAAAAAATATTTAATGGCATTTAAAAATGTTGATCAAATAGTAGAAGGTATTAAGAATAACATATTTAAGAAAGAGCATGTTGAAGCTGTTGCTACAGACAGATTTCAAATATGCATTAAATGTTCTTTGTTTGATGCTACTGGTGATCATTGTTTAGCTCCAGGTACACAACCTTGTTGTTCAGATTGTGGATGCAGTCTTGCATTTAAGGTACGGTCATTATCAACATCTTGCCCTAAAGGGTTTTGGGATTCATTAATGACTGAAGAATTAGAAGATAAAATAAATCAACAAATTAAAAATTAACATTATGACAGTAACAGAAATAGTTAGAGATCTTTTAGAACATGATATGATTAGCATGGAAGCAGCAACAGTTTTATTAAATGCAGAAATTAAAGCTAATATGTTTGATAACAATGTTAAAAATACTAATCAAGTATTTCAACCTTACCATGGAGTACCAAATGGAAGCACAACAAATCCATATTATATTTCTACAACTACTAATGATGTAATTGTTGGAAATAGTACTTCTGGATTAAGTCCAGCTGCAAAGGAACTTTTAAAAACACAGTAATGGCTATTATATTTAAAGAAGATGGACATACTTATGAAAGTATAGAGGAAGATAACATTGAGTGGTTGAGTGTTACTTCACTTGTTGGTAAACTTAAACCTAAGTTTGATAAAGAAGGACAGGCAAAAAAATCTGCAAAGAATAAAAACTCTAAGTGGTATGGAATGACTGTGGAGCAAATACTACAAGCTTGGGATAATGAAACTGAAAGAGCTATTAATCTTGGTAATTTTTATCATAATCAAAGAGAATCAGATATGCTTGATTTTAAAACAATTGAGCGTAATGGAACTGAAGTACCAATTGTTAAACCTCTTATAAATGAGAATGGTATAAAATTAGCACCAGAACAAAAGTTAAGTAATGGTGTTTATCCAGAACATTTGGTTTATTTAAAATCTGTTGGGCTTTGCGGACAAGCAGACGTTGTAGAAATTGTAGATGGTTATATTAACATCAATGATTATAAGACCAATAAAGAAATAAAAGAAAAAGGATATACTAATTGGGAAGGAATTACTAGTAAAATGTTTAAACCTGTTAATCATTTGGATGATTGTAATTTAATGCACTATTCCTTACAACTCAGTATTTATGCGTATATTATTAAAAAGCACAACCCTTCTTTAAAGATTGGAAAACTTACAATTCAACATGTTAAGTTTAAACAAATTGGTGAAGACGCAAATGGATATCCAATAAATGAACACTATAATGGAGAACCTATTTTAGATGAAATTAAAATGTATGAAGTTCCCTATTTAAAAGATGAGGTTAATTCATTAATAATGTGGTTAAAAGATAATAAATAAAATTATGGCAAGTATAACAATTACACAAGTACAATTACAAACAAAATTTGAAAATGGTTTACCAACAAATCAGTATTGGACTCCATTTACTGAAAAAGAAGCAAGTATTAATCCAGACAATATTGTTGCAGTAGCATATGTTTATGATATTTATTTAAATCATTATATACCAGGTATAATACAAATTATTTTAGCTGGAGCTTTAGGACCTATTTATAGTTCAGATTCTTATGCATCAATAGTTGCATACATGAACCCAATACTACCTTAATTATGTTAGTAAGACTATTTGATATCCAGAACAGCAAAGTAATTCCATCAGAACATTGCTATGCTTTACCTTTTTTAAATGCTATTATGGAAACTTATCCTGATACTTATTTAAAAATTTACCAGTATATATTCTACATGAGTTGTCCTAATCCAGATTTGAATCCTTTTTTTAATCTGCCAGAACATGAAAAAGAAGATATTATTATTGAAGAAGTTCAATTGGAAGATTCACCAGAAGATCCAAAAATAAGATATGCATTAGACATGTGCTATAAGTTATATGAAACACCTACTTTTAGAGCATACAAAGGTATTAAATCAATGCTTGACAGATTGGCTAAATACATGGAAGTAACGGCTATTGAACATGGTAGAGATGGTAATATAAACTCTATGGTAAATGCAGCATCTAAATTTGAACAAATTAGACAATCATACAAAGGGGCCTTTGTTGATATGAAACAAGAACAAGAAAGTTCTGTACGTGGTGGAGCTGGATTAGCTTATGACCAATTATAATAAACCATTAAAATCAAAAAAATGACACAACAAGTAATTCCAATAGGAAAAAAATTATTGATTAAGCAAAAAAAAGCTGAAACATTTTATAAGAATACAAACATCATTATACCTGAAGCAGCACAAAAAGTTGAAAATAAAGGTACTGTTGTTGCTATAGGTGAGGGTATTACAGAAATTAAAATTGGAGATGAAGTTCAATATAGTGAGCATTGTTTACCAACATCAATGATGCATGATAATGAAGAACATTTACTGATCCATGAAGGTGATGTATATGCTAAATTTACGTATGTATAAATCTATACCCACATATAAAAATAATTCTTGGACAACTACAGAATTTGAAACTAGACAAGATTTTATAGATTATGTTTTAAGTATATTTAATGTCCCTGGTCATTATGAGTTTAATGAACTTTCTTTTAAGTTTAATGAACAAGCTCAGATATTTAATGAACAGGGATTTTATTGTAATAAACCATTTAGATCTAAAGATTTTACTCAGTATTGGGAAGATCAAAAAAACAAATGTAGAGAGGGAGTTATCTACGCTGATGATAATAAGAGCTGGTATTTGACTAGAGATTATTATATGTGGTTAAACTTTCTTCCAATCTTTGATAAAGAAGAAAAAAAATATGGTTTTGCCAAAGTCCGTGATGCTCAATATCATATGGCATTATATGAACAACTTGCAGAACTACATTATAAACATTCAGCTATATTAAAAAAACGTCAGATAGCATCTTCTTATTTTCATATGGGTAAAATTGTTAATACCTATTGGTTTGAAGAAGGTAGTATCTGTAAGATTGGTGCATCACTTAAAGATTTTATAAATGATAAAGGTTCATGGAAATTTTTAGAAGAGTATAAAACATTTTTGAATGAACATACTGCTTGGTATAGACCAAGTAATCCTGAAAAGGTATTATTATGGCAACAACAGATTGAAGTTAAAATTGGTAATAGAAAAACAGCAAGAGGATTAAAATCAAAAATACAAGGGGGTTCATTTGAAAAAAATGCAACTACTGGAGTAGGGGGACCATGTACTTATTTCTTTCATGAAGAAGCCGGGATTGCCCCAAAGATGTCTGAGACATATGAGTACTTACGTCCTGCAATGTCTTCTGGTATGATCACTACAGGTATGTTTATTGCTGCCGGATCAGTGGGAGATTTGGAACAATGTAATCCTTTGAAAGAAATGATTACTAATCCAGCAGCAAATGATATATATGCTGTTGAGACTGATCTTATTGATGCAGATGGTACAATAGGAATGGCTGGTTTATTTATTCCAGAACAATGGTCAATGCCTCCATATATTGATGACTATGGAAACTCTTTAGTAAAAGAAGCTGAACAAGCAATTGCTGAAGAAAGAGAAAGATGGAAGAATGAATTAAATGGTGAGCAATTCCAATTAAGGATATCTCAGAAGCCTTTAAATATTGCAGAAGCTTTTGCATATAGAAAAGCATCTGTATTTCCACAAGGTATATTATCTAGACAACAAAAAAGAATTGAAGAGAAAGAATATCCTTATGAACTTATTGAACTAGATAGAGATGAAAAAGGAATCTTTGCAAAAAGAACAAACAAACTCCCAATAAGCAGATTCCCTGTAGACAAAAAACAAGTGGATAAGACAGGAAGTATTGTTGTTTGGGAACGTCCTGTCAAGAGTCCTGAGTTTGGGGCTTATTACGCCTCTATTGACCCCGTATCAGAAGGTAAGACTACTACATCAGATTCCTTATGTAGTATCTTTGTTTATAAGAATGCAACAGAGGTTACAAGAACTATGATATCTGGTGATGTAGAACAATTCTTAGAGAAAGATAAAATTGTAGCATCATGGTGTGGTAGGTTTGATGATATAAATAAAACACATGAAAGATTAGAATTAATTATAGAATGGTATAATGCCTGGACTATAGTTGAGAATAATATATCTTTGTTTATACAACATATGATTTCTAGAAAGAAACAAAGATACTTAGTACCAAAACAACAGATATTATTCCTAAAAGATCTTGGTTCAAACAATACTGTTTATCAAGAATATGGATGGAAGAATACAGGTACATTATTTAAAAGCCATTTGATTTCATATGCAATTGAGTTTTTAAGAGAAGTTATAGATGAAGAAACTGATATTAATGGTGTTGTAACAAAACAAACTTTAGGTGTAGAAAGAATACCTGATGGAATGCTTATAAAAGAAATGTTAGCCTATTATCCTGGACTTAACGTAGATAGACTTGTAGCATTTGGAGCTTTAGTAGCTTTTGTAAAAATACAACAATCAAACAGAGGTTTTTCAAAAAGACGTGAATCAGAAGAAAAATCTTTGGTAAATCCAGAAAATTTGTATAAATTAAAGTATAGTCCGTTTAAAAATATTGGACGTAGTGGAAACAATACTGGAAATACAATAAAAAGATCAGGCTTCAAAAATTATAAATAAATTAACTAAATTAAATTTAGAATGAAAGTACTTAATGCAATGCAGTTAAAGGCCGGTGCAAAAAAAACAGAAGGACCTACTTTTTCTAGTTTAACACAACCTATTCAATTTTTACCTTATAGTGAAAAAGATGATGATTGGTCTGCGTGGAATCTAGATTGGTTAGAACTTCAAGGTATTCAATTTTTGAAACTTAATGCTAGAAGGCTTTTAAAAAATTATAAGTTAGCTAAGGGTATTATAGATAAAACAGATTATATAGTTGAACCTGACAATGAATATAAAGATTTAATGGATGTTCTAACTAGAGAAAATGATTCTGCTTTAGAACTTAAATTTTATCCTATTATCCCAAATGTAATTAATGTATTAAGTGGAGAGTTTTCCAAAAGATACAATAAAGTGCAATTTAGAGCAGTTGATGACAGATCATACAATGAAATGCTTGAGCAAAAAAAATTGCAAGTTGAAGAAGCTTTACTTGCAGATGCTGAGAAAAAATTAGTAGAGAAAATGGTTCAAATGGGAATGGATCCATCATCTAAAGAAGCACAACAACAACTTGCTCCAGAAAATATTAAATCATTACCTGAAATTGAAGACTTCTTTAGTAAGTCATATAGAAGTTCTGTTGAAGAATGGGCTACTCATCAATTAAATGTTGATGAAGAAA